AAATGCGCCTTGTGATGAAAGCCGTTGTGAAAGAGGCTCTCACCTCTCCAAGCCTCTAAATTGCGATGTCCAGTGTTAACTGGAGTTGCTCACGCCAGAATTCAACGTTGGCTTCAATGCCGGGCTTATCCCATCGCCAGCGGGCCATTTCTCGTGCCCCATTGCTGGCTTTTGATTGCCGGTCATCTCGAATCCGACAGGCTTGCTCAAACTTCTGTTGCTCGGTAAGTTCGCCACGAAGCAGGCTATCAATATGCAGGTCGCACCAGACGGAGAATTTAGGGTCGCACCAACGGGCAAAGGCGACCGATAGCTTTGGATGCAGCCACGTACCACCGCCCCTGTCTTTACGCGCTTTGCTGGTTTTTACATACCCGGATTTACGGGTATGTAAGATTTCAGATGGTGATCCTGAATAGACCTCATCCAATGCCCTCACATATTCCAGCGTCTCTGCATTGGACAGCCAGTGGTCTAGTCGCTTGCCGAAGCGATCAGCGATATCGGTAGCATTTATCCATCCGTCGGTATTAAAACGAATAGCTTCGCCTTTGTAGTTCAATGGAACAATATTCATTGCTGACACCTTTAAGGAAGATGAGCCTGTCGCACAGAACAGCCGTCACCCGAGAGGCCGCAATGACACCAACGGTTGTTCTCAGGCTCAGCTTTCTGAAAGGCTCGGGTTATTTTTTGCGCGTGCGAAGCGCATAAAAAAGCCCCGCATAAGCGAGGCCGATATTGCTTTGTTGCTGATGGTGAATCTTCTTGGGGGTTGTCATGGTCGCAGGCTTCGCGATTCCTCACGGAATGGCTCACCCACTTACGGCTTATCCTGTGGGGGGGGGTTATTGGCGCTTAATGGTGACTTTTCCGTAAAGCGTTTGTTGCTTAACCACGCCGTTCTCCGCCGTCATGTATCCGCGCTCATCGGGTACTGCTGCAATCACCTCGTCTTTTTCATCATCAGCAGTGAATACATGCTTAACTTCAACGCCATCGATATAGACTTTATATCGCTCCTGAGCGGGATTAATTTTCCGGCCAGGATCGTCATCTAAAACGGTCAGTCTCATTTAAATTTCCTTTTAGACGTGAGCCTGTCGCACGGCAAAGCCGCCGAAAGCAATCGGTTTGCCCATGCTCACAACTGAAAGACTTTCTAAGATGTGCGCGTGCGATGCGCATAAAAAAGCCCCGCTATTGCGAGGCTCGGTTGCTTTCTATTTTCCTGATGGTTCGAATCTGCCCGTTACAGGCGTCCAGCGAATCGAGCAACAGGATGTTGAGCTGTACGCTATCCCCGAAAGTCATGTTGCTTTGTATTTCAGGGATAACGCAGTCAACGAGTAAGTTTGCCGGTATCGGTAGTGTCGGTGCCTTCACCACCTCGTATTGAGTCGGCTTGTCGGCGCAGTTGGTCAATAACAGAATCAGGAATAAGCTCGACAGAGCACTTGTTATCTTTGAGCGCACTCTTCACTTCCTCCTGAAGCCGCTGTGACTTCATTTCTGCTGCTGCGCGACGGCGTGACTCTGCATCTACTAGCTGGTTCATCTCGCCCACTTTGTCAGCCAGATTTTGCAGGGTGTTCGCCAGGTCAGCGTTCTTGCCGTTCAGTTCGCGGTTATCTTTCACCAGAGAGCTGTTTTCAATTCGCAGCTGGCGATTGTCAGCGCCGAGCTTTGCAATGAAGCCGATGATGATGAGGGCGAAAACGAATGGGATCAGGTTTTTGATGGTCGTGAAACTCATAACAAAACTCCTTCCGCTCGCTTCGTCCTGTCGATACGATCCTGCAAACCATTCAGGCCGCCGTTAATGCGCCGGGTCAAACCGTTTACATCGCCAACATCAGCAAACTGGTTGCAGCCATTTGCCTTCCAGAACCAGCCGGCAGATAGCGCAGCGTATTTGTCCTGTAGCAACAGGTCAGGGGAGTCGACCAGATTCAGCCCAAGCGCTTTGCCGCACTCTTCGTAGTTAGCTTTGAAGGTGATTTGCTTGAGGCCGCGCCCGCGATACTTCCAGCCGTCGCCATTCAGGTTATTGCCGAATCGGCCGCCGTAGACGATGTTGGCAATGGCCGCCTGTCGCTCAGGGGATAAAGCCTTTTCTCCGGGCTTTCGTCCTAGCTGTTCGCGTTGGGCAGCGGTTAATCGAGAGCCGAATATCGCCAGACCGGCGACGCTGTAGTTGAGCGACTCTTGCACAGACTGGAAGCCGCCCGACTCGGTGCCGATTTGCCCAATGAAGTGAGCCTGGCGTTTTGGTGTGTCGATGCCGTAGGTGTTCATGGCTTCGACGATGTGCGGATACCACTTCTCAGCCAGCGAGCTACTGATGCCCGCAGCTCGCATGAACTGGTCTTTAGTCATTGGATACCTCTTTTCCTGCTGCTTTGCTCAGAAAACGGTTCTCAAGCGCTTTAATCAGGGAGGAACCCGACCAGCCAGCCATGCCACATACGCCGCCCATCACCTCTTGCGGCCAGTTATAGTGGATGGCGATCATGGTCATGATTAAACCAGCGAATATCGACACAATTAGTTGAAGGCACATTGTCCTCCAACTAAAGGATTCTCCTTTGAGAACTTTGAAGGAGTAACTGGCTATAGCGCCAACAAGGGTCATGCCGAAAGCGATGAGGATGGACCAGATATTCGGATCGCTTTTGTAGGGCATTTTCATATCTCTCACCTCGCGTTAAAGCGGGTGCTGTGGGTAGTGTCAGGAAAGGCCAGCAAGGCAAAGGATGCGAGGGTTCATCTGTGATTGATTGCCTGTGGCCTAATGCGAAAAAGGCCCGCCGAAGCGAGCCTTAAATATTTGGAGTGATTTGATTGTGGTGGCCGGCGCTGAACTCCGGATTGCTAAATTATCTTCGCTTTAGCGGGCCTTTTGCGCATCAGCCTGCGCATTCACCACAACGGAAAGGAAACTGCCCGGAATCGCACCGACGCCAGCGCTTACCTGGCTTAAAAAGTTCAGCTCCCTTACCTGTTACGGACTCCGTTTCGTGGAGCTGACGGCTGGAGATCAACCCAGCACCGATATGGGATTTACTAAGGCGATATGCCCGTTGTTACCCACGAATGAGAGCACTGAGTAGGGATTCGAACCCTCTGCCTGGCAATGGCGATCTCCGGCGTCGCACAGTGCTCTCATTGGTGGGCGCCCATTATTAATCACACCGGGCCAGTGCGCCAGATTCGTTGATGAGGAACTGGAAGACCTCACTGGTGTTTGGCCGTTAGGCTACTGCCAGGAATTGCTCATCGTTTGCATTTATCTTTGTGGTCAGTTTCTAAAAAGCCCGCAAAGTCGCTAACGTGACGAAAACTGGAAAGAGCACTGACGGCCATTCGATATTTCTCGCGCAAAAAAGAGAGAGCCTGAAGCTACGCAACCGCCAAGAAGCTCGCTTCAAAAACCCTTTACCGCAGCCATCAAAAAAATTTCATGATTGGCATCTAGAGTATGAAGAAACGCGCGCGCCTAATGCCCTTACCGGATTTCGCCAATAAAAAAGCCCCGAGCTATTAACTCAGGGCTTAATGTTTTTAGCGCTTAACAACGAGCGCAACTTCCACTGTTAGAAATCATATCCGCAGGTTCGGGAAAAGTAAATAGCGCACGACAAATTAATTCGCTATTTTCGGTTTTTACCTGGTGACTTCTCGTAACTGTGCGTCAGCCCACGATTCTTCCACCTCAAACTTGATGATAAGAGCGTCGTAGAAAGGTTTAACTGACTTCTTCCACGTATCGAGTGAGATGGCATCAGTAATCTGGCATACGGCAGCAAAGGCCTCGGTAGATGGCAGGCGAGGAAAACCTACGCCACCGCAGCGTTTACAGTCAGATATCACAGGAACGCCCTGCTTTTCCGTCTCCTCCTGATTTATCGCCTTCCCTCGTCCCTTGCAGTCTGAGCACGCCGTCGAAACTACACCCTTCCCTTTACACTTCTGGCACAGCACTTTCACCTGCTCCCTTCTGGCTGCAAGATTCGGACGGCCAATGTGCTTCATGGTCACGACTTCCGCATGAATGAAGCCTGCGCCATTGCAGCATTCACATTGCCGGGTAGTCCCGGCGTTGCGTGAGTAATCCTCAAACGCGTAAGTTGCGAGCGCTTGCATTACCTTTGGCTTAATATCACTTTCGAGCTTGCGCAAGGCGGCAACCTTATCGCAGCGCTCAATTGCATACAGGGTCAGCAGTTCAATAGCTTTCTCACGGTCATTGCTGCTGACGCCCATTTTCCCCATAAACGCCGCAAAGCCCATCTGCGCGCGATTCTGTACCATTCCCTGAGCTGCCATGATATCAGTGCCGGTCAATGCGTCTGATGCCGTGGCTCTCGGGGAGTCGCTTATCATGGTCGATTTAGCGAAGTGATACTTTAGTGCGTTTTCTAGGTTCATGCTGCATCGCCTCCCTCGGGCTTATTGATGCCGAGCCGATTTACAAGCTCCCGGCGCATTTCCATCAGACGCTTCTCCGTCTCGTGAACGTTGTTAAGCTGCCACTCGATAGTCTCAAGCATCTCGCGGTCTTTTTGGCGCTGCTGAGCTAATGCGATACTGGTTACTGTGCTCATACTGGCTCCCCTACCATTGAATCGAGTTGTCGGCGTAGCATCTTGAGCGCACCGTCCGGGAATGGCTGACGTGCCAAGCCGGTGAATATGCCCCTGACTTTCCGGTCGCTAAGTCGTGGCATCAAAGCGCTAACCGTTGCGCGTATGGCCGCGTTGATTTTGCGTCCGTCCTTCTGCGCCAGCTTTGCGGCTAACTCGACGGTCACCAGGGCGTCCAGATATTCCTCGCAGACCTCTCTGCTTACTTCGATCATGCGGCCTCCTCCCGGCTGTTGCGCAGTGCTTTGGTTTTCTGTCTGTAGTGCCTTGCCAGCTCCTGCAAATCCTCACGCGTCCACTTCTTTTTCTCGTGCGGACCCATCAATTTTTCATAGGCTTCATTCCCTATTTTTTCGATGAGCCTCGGGCGGTATGCTCCGATATTCCCCGACAGGTACGAATTACAGTGTTCGCATTGGATGTGACAGTTGGTTTCGTCGTACCGGGTTTCCGGAGAAGCCGCGACCGTCCTGAAATGGCCTGCGTTCATTTTTGCGCCCGTAAGCCTGCCGCAGCTTATGCATGGACTGCCTGCATCTCTTGTGCGGATGTATTCGTTAAATGCCTGCTGAGTGAGTTTATGGAAGTAGCTGAGGGGCTTTAAGGCGAGCTTTCGAATCTTGAGTCTGTCTTTCTGCTGCTGTTCTTCTCTTCGTCGTTTCTTCTCTGCTGCTTTGAGTGCTTTGTCGCGTTCCCTGCTTCGTCGCTCCAGCGCTATCTTTGCGCCGCACTCTGGTCCACACCACCACTGGTTAGCGAATGACGGGTGGAACCATTCCCTGCACTCTTCGTTTTTACAACGCCGACGATGAGCTTTCATCTTCATTCTCCGCCACAAAATGATTGGGGTCTCGATACACAAGCCATTCGTTGATGCACTCGCCGCATGCGTAGGTTTCATCCGGCTCCAGCTGCTTGCTGCATCCTGCGCAGAGAGCTCTGGCTATGCTCTGCTGCTCGTATGCTTGGGTTTGGGTGGGGTTAAGCATGTTGGCTTTCCTGCATCATGAGGAAAGTAATCATCGCCGCACGCAGAGGGTTTTTATTGGCGTTGGAATGCTGGAATGCGCTGTCTTCAGAAAAGTCATTAACCAGAGCCGATGACCATTCATTTGTCGTATCATCGATAACCAAACTAATACGATTGTCCTGAATAATCGGCCATGCGTCGGCGGGGTTGGTCGTGTATTTAAATCCGCCTCGCAACCAGGAACGCACGATGTCTTTGTCACTGGCCTGATTGCCATAAATTTGCTGCAAAACCAGGGCATCAATATCCCGGTCACTTAACTTTGAATAGTCCATCAGTGCAGCCTCGCTGTGTTTGTCTCTGCCGGCTCAATGGTGATAACCAGCTCTTTGTCTTCCAGTTGCCAGATGAGCCCCTTGTCCTCTTCGCCTTAGCTCATCTGCTCGACGAAGCCCATCAGGTAATTCATCAGGATGTTCATGGCATCCACGCCATCGCCCTGCATGTCTTCCATTATGTCGGCGAAACGCTCTGCGTACTCGTATTCAGCTGTCATGCTTCCTCCTGGCGCGTTGACGCAGCCACCGGACATCAGCAAGGTGGGCTGTATACGCGTACGTTGGGATTTGAGAGGGAGGTAATTCAGGTTTCTTCTTGCGGCGGGGTCGGACGATGAATATGCAGTTTTCCATTACAGCGACTATGCTGCTTTTTCGTTTTCGCATTTCAGCGCCTCCAGGCGTTTTCTGCCATACGCCATTAGCTCATCACGTTCAACGGTCGTCATTCGGCATTCGCCAGCACGCGGCCATGGGTGCCAGATGATGAGCATTGAGCCTTTGTTGTTGCCGTTTACCGGCTTGCCCGTGCTTGCGTTCAGAAATGAGAGCCGCCCGCCAGTAATGAACCTGACCTCATGCGCTGTCTTGATAGCCTCTTTGAACCACTGGACAGAGGTATCAGCAGGCAGAAGCATCACGCAGCCAACACTGTGATCTGCATTCTCCTGTGCTGCTTTCTTAATGAAAGGCATGGGCGCGCTGTATGGTGGGTTCAGCCATGCGTAAGCCCGGCCTACTCCGATCGGCATTTTCGATAGCCAATTCGCTTCGAGAGTGTTTTCCTTTTCATCAATGAACCTGGTGCAAAGCGCATTACTTTGGCTTGCAGCCGCATCAAGGAAAAACGGGAACTCGCTCCGTAACGCCCTGTATATTTCAGGCGGGGTTTGCCAGAGGTCTTTTATCTCAACTGGCGTGTTTGATTTGTCTGTCATACTGCCACCTTCCTTCCAGTTCGTTTGGCCCACTCAATAGCTTCTTGAGCGTCTTCACTCCATTGGACGCCTCTCTCTGCGCCGAATGCGTAAATCAACTCCAGAAGCTTACTAAACTCGCTGACTTTCATCTTACTGGTCGACTGTCCAAGAACGACAAAGCCGCCGTTGATGCCAGGTGCCGAGCGTTGGCCTTTAAGCGCCGCCGTGAAGATGTGTTTCCAGTCTTCGCTATCCAGCTTCATGCCATGCCATACGACCTGCTCCGAAACATCGCGCAGCGTGGCCCAAAGACGTTTGTTCTGCTCTACTGAGCGCGTCTTTTCCTGAATGGTCACGATGAGAGGTCTTTCCGGGTCGGGGTAAAGCTGCTGGATGGTGCGGATGGCGTTTTGCTGGACTAGCGGTGTTCGGATTTCAAACGTTTGTTTCCTCATGGCGCGCCTCAATATGTGTATAGGCTATGTCCTGTTTTGCGTGCTGATGTGCAATTTGAAAAGCCAGATTGACTTATTTGCCGGCGGTATCCCTCCTCAGCTTCCCGCCACAACTGCATCAGGTCGGGAATTTGTCGCGTTCTCATTTGTTCGCACAGAGACATGATGAACTTTCTTTGTTCTTCAGCGGTCATCACTCCCCCTTAACCTTGAGACCGGCGTCACTGATAGCTTGCTTAACAAGCACCAACATCGCCCTTTGCGCCCTTACCGCTTCTGGTGTGCGCCACTTTTCCACTTCCGGGATTTCTACTTGCACCGTCTCGCGGGATGCTTGCCACGCCTCCCACATATGGTCGATATCTTCCGCAGAATATCCATCACCACACCACAACTCATTCCATGGCGTCAGGGGCGCTTCTCCGAACCATTCTTCCCACCATGATTGAAACTGCTCTCTGCTCTTATCCACGACGCTTCTCCTCTTTAGCCAATACGAATGCGCTGCACAGCAGAATCAGTGCGTCAGTGAACATCAGGCCGTCCTGCTTAACGATGGCCTCGAACATGAAGCACAGGCCGATAAAGACCAGCATTATGATGCTCATACCCGCATCTCCTGCCGTACCGCGCGCAGCTGCTGATTGATGAACGCAGTCATCGGGTTTGAACATCCGAACTGACATAACTCATGCGCTGCGACATACAGGAATGAGCCCTGATGCTCGCTGCATTTCTCTGAGTGGTATCGCTCAATGCGCCCTGCATCGTGTTCATCGCGAAGAATGCGCTGGACTGCGCCCATGTCTAAGCCGGTACCATCTGATACCTGGCGAGACGATACTGGCCCATGCTCGGTGACGTATTCTCGGATGCGCTGGCGATTCGTTTTACCTTCGCTCAGCTCATACATGCGGCAGCGAGTACCCATGCCGGTGCTTGCGGAGTGAGTCAACACACCCTCTTTCACCAGGCCGCAGATGACCGTAGCTACGCGCTCGCCCTTGCCGCCAAGTTCCTCGACGAGTTGCTTAACGGTGCCTTTCCGGTTCATTTCGAACCATTTCATTATTTGCAATTTGGTTATCATGATGATTGCCCCGCTCAATACCTCGCGCGGCTTATCGCTTCCAAAGCAATTAGCAGGCTGGAATTGAGATATCGTTTGGTGAGTGTTTCGATGTCGATGAAGCGAGGAGTGCCGATGTATCTGGCGATGGTGTCTATGTCGTCGCGGGTTATTTGCATGGCTCAGGTGCCGCAGCAAGCATGGCGATATAGGCATCCTCAAGTTCACAGTCATCGACGCACCTCACTTTGCTGAACCATGCCTCAGCAAAGGCAATCTGCATTTCAAAAGTCGGCTCAATCGGCACCAGTTTCCATCCCTCCGGTACAACAGCCTTACCTGCCAGCGATTCGAACTGCTGCGATGCAGTGTCGGCTTGAGCCTGCTCTTCTTCCATCATTTGCTCATACTCAGCAATCTGTGGGTCATACGGCAGAGAGTCATCAGCAATACTAGGCGCGGGCGGTGCGGTGCAATCACATTCAATGAGAATTGGCTCTCCCCATGGCTGCACCCCGCCGCTATCGGCTAATCCAGTGTTGCCGCATTTTGGGCAAACGGCTGATTCTTCCTTCTCCCGCTCTTTGCGCAGCGCCAGGAGCTCGGTCGCCATCGACATAACCTCATACCTGTCCGCGCAGTCGTATTCGGACAGCTTTTCTAAACGCTCATTGCAACTC